TTGTATTCGCCGCCGTTTTCCGCGACGGCCTTGACTGATTTATAAATTATGACCGCTTCAACGGTCGCCTGGGGCATTTCCCCCAGGGTATCCGGCGGCCAACCAGTTTCAACCAGTAACATCGCTTCTTCTAATTCGGGCGGCAAGCGAAACCGCTTCGGCATTTTCAGGGCCAGGAAAAGGTTTTCCGCTAATTGCCGCCGCCGCCCTGGGGAAAAGGGAAAAGCACATCGAAGCGACGGGCGATCTGATCCCTTTTCTTTGCCGGCATTTCGTCAAGGACGGCCTGGGTCACATCGCCGAATGACCATTCCTTGACCTGGTTCAAAATCATGATGTCGGCCGCGCCGGAAAAATCGGCGTTCGCGAAATCGATTTCCAGTTCGCCCATGATCTTCGCTTTTTCCTGGGCCTTCGCGGTTAGATCGGCGGCGACCTTCGCGACGTTTTCCCCTTCGGGAATCTGAATCTTGATCCCCTGGGGGGCCTTGATAAATTTCCGCATGAGATCGCCGACGGCCCGTTCGGTTTTGTGTTTCAATTCGACAAAGAGGACAGCGAAATCGCCGTCCCCCAGGTCAAGCCTTTCTGTTTTGAATGTATAAGCCATGATAACCCCCTTTACTCTTTTATGATCTGATCGGCCCGCCCCTATGCGGCCGTCCTGGTTACAACTCCGTCAACCTGGCATTCGACGCGGGCGGTCAAGATATTCCCGACCCGTGTGACGATCGTGAAGTTCCTGATCCAGCAGTTCCCGTTATACTTCACGCCGGCCGAGCCTTCAGGATAGTATTCGAAAGCGGTCGCCGCCGTATGCCTGGATAAGGGGCCGAATACTGTATCCGATCCAACCAGGGTGTCGTCCGACCAAAGCACTTCCAGGGTAAACGGGACGTTCTGAAGGGAAGGATGAAACTTCCGGCCGGCCTGGTTCAAGGGCGTCGCTTCGTTGATTTCACGCGGCCCAGGAAGCCCTTCGATCGATGTGATATAAGGCGACACATCGCGAAGGGTTGCCCCCGTGTCCGTGATCTTGAAAACCGATAGTTGAGAATCAAAATAAGCCATGATTACTTTCCCCCTTTTCCGCTTAAATATGCGGCGATTCTTTGACCCATGCGATTAACGATTTCCTGGATCGCCGGCGCGTTCTGTTCCAGGGTTTCCCGATGATATGGATTCGGGGCCGCCGGCCCGACTGAATGCCTGAAGAATTCCTGGCCCCCGATGAAGAAATGAAGGGCCTTTTTGTTCTTGGCGACGACCGGCCCGCGCCCTTCCCGAACGATGTATCCATAGAAAACGCCTTCCGGCGATCGCGCCGCCTGGCGGATTTCCAGTTCCTGATCGTCCAGCGCGCCCAGGATTTCCCCGACCGTGGACGCGGCCAGTTTGCCGGTTTGCCTGGGAGTGTTCGCCCGAAGGGCCGGAACCATTAGTTTCAGAAGCGCGCGGAATCCTTCGTTGATCGTGATCTTCGCGACCGTGTCCGCCTTGCCGGCCCGATCAACCAGTTCGTCCATGCCTTCATACTTGAATTCAAAATCAGCCATTTCTCTATTCCGACCTTGCCGTTGTGTATGCCTCTTGAACCTCTAACATCGATCTCTTGCCCCTAAATGATCCCTTCCCCCTGGTCAATACGTCGGGGAAGGTTCCGATGGTAAGACCGGCCTTCAGGACGCCCGCGCAATTATCCAGGCGGGGCCAGGCGGCCAGGGTATCCTTTACCTTCTGGACTTCGGTTCCGATCCGTGATTCAAGATCGGCCATATCCCCGCGCCAGGGGACGAAAACATCGATGTTTAGAAGCCAGGTTCGCCGATCCGTTTTTATGGATAGTTCTTCGGCCTTGTCCGAATTATAGCTTACTAAACAAAAACGCGAAACGCCCTTCCCCAGGGCCTTCGTATCGTTCGCCTTCGTCGCTGATCCCGCAAAGTCCGCGTGTTTCTGGATCACGGCGACGACGGCGGCTTCGATTGTTGCATAACTCATGTTAGCCCCCTATGAATCTTCGTCGCTGTCCTGGGCCGATCCATTCAGGATAACCCCAGGATAGTCGTCCATTCCCCGCGTGAACAGGGGTTCCTTGACGTTCCCCTGGGCGTCCGCCTGTCCGCCGGAATAGATATTCGCCAGGCGGCGGCGGGCCATGCCGGCGCGGATTTTGTGATCTTCGATCTTCTTCAGGGCCGCCTTGAACTTTTGGGAATACATCTTCCCGCGATCGATCGATCCGGCGTCGATCTCGTCGTCTGGTTCGTATGCCTGGGCGGGGATCGTCGCCAATAGGACGGCGGCCGCGCCGTATGCATTCGCCGCCTTCAGGTAGTTATAAGCGTTCGGATAATCGGCCAGGGAAACGGGGGCCGTGTATCCGGCCGCGTCCAGGGCGGCGTCGATTTCGGCCGCGATGTTGGTGATTTCGGCCGTGACCTGGGTTACTGTCGGGACGGTTCCGGTCGTGAACGTCCGGCTTTCTACAATATCGCCGATCAGGCGTTCGATGTCAGCTTGCGCGCAATAAGCCATTTTTCCGCCCCCTTATAAAACCAAATTTGCAAATACGGACATCGTTTTCTTGGGAACATCGCCAGGAACGCCGCCATAGGCCAGGCGAAGAAGGAAGAACGGGAAGGCGTAATTGACGAATCCTTCCGTGACTTTCGTCGCGGCCAAGATCGCGTCCGTGTCCAGTTGAACGACATCGGGATCGCCGATCGCGCCGTCTTCGTCGTTCATGCCGTAAAGTGTCCAGGTGATCGCCGTATCGGCGGGATTGTTCATCGTGAGATTCAGCTTTGATTTGCCGCGCGAAGGGATAACGTAATCGTGGTTGTCGGCGTCGTCGGCCGTGAATGATCCCCTGGCGGATGAAGGCGCGATGGTTTGGCGATAGTGGATTTCTAGCTTGTCGTTGGATAAAACTTCGACTGTCATTTGTTGCCCCCTTCAAAGGTTATTTATTTCGCGGCCGGTCGGGCCGACTAATTCAATTCCGATCCTGGGCGGGTTTCCCCTGGGGCCGAAGCCCCAGGGTTCCGCATAGAGTAAAAGGGTCGCCCCTTTCAGGGCCAGGATTAGGCCGGAACCGCAACGATCGGATCGGCGGCGTCTGTGACCCAGTTCCGCCATTGATCGCCGGTTGACGGGACGAAGCCTTTCGCGATCACGATATTCGCGGTCGCGTCGCCCAGGTGATTATCGACGACCAGGTTCGCGCCTGAAACGTCGGACACATAGGCCAAATTGATCGTGTTCAAATGGGCGGGGTTGTTGTAGGCGTTGCGGAAGATATTCCCCTGGACAAGTCCTTTCGACATATCCATACAAATATCGTTCTTGTTGCCTTCGAATTTGTTAAAGCGAATGATGTCGCGAAGCGGGGCCGCGATCCCAGGGGAACCGGCCGGCGCGACGATCGCGAATTCCAATTCGTCGAACTCGCATTCTTCAACCAGGTAATGATGATTCCCGCCCCAATCTTCGATTCCCTTCCCCGTGAAGGTTCCGATCGCCCCAGGGCCGATAAACTTACATCGGCGGACGATGAAGTGGGAAGAATCGGGATAGGTCGCGTCTTCGGCGCGCCAGGCCCTGATCGCGGCATAACCGCTTTCAGGAACGAACAGGATATTGTGAAATTCCCAACCCTGTTCCCTGATCGCGACCAGGAAGGTATTTTCCGCGACGGTCGATTCTTTCCAGCGAACGCCGTCGTCGTGACGGGTCCGGCCGCCGGCCATGCCGACGACGCGAACGCCCTGGACGCCCAGGGGGGCCAGGACTCCTTGTTCGGCGAAGGTTCCGATCGCGGCAATGATCCCGTGATCTTCGACGCGACTGAATGCTTCTTCCATAGTTTTGACGGCCCTGTCCCAATTCCGGCCGGAAGCGTTATCGTTGCCCAGGACGGAATGAACGAAAACCGTGTTCCCTTTTTCCGCGACGGCCCCGAAACCTTCGAACTGGTCGGCGGAAATGTGGTCAAAGTGATGATGTCCCCTCATTCTGATCATTTCGATTTTCTCCTTTCAGAAATTCGATTCGGCCGCCCCGTTGATATTCCAGGGCGGCCGGCTGTTTTCAGTGTGTGATCTAGCTGATCACGGTCGCGAAATACGCGCCCAAATCCGCGCCGACGACTTTGAAATCGAAGGCGTTCTTTCCCTTCAGGACATCGCGATCGTTCCCTTCATCGACCCAGGGCGTGATCGCGGTGTTAAAGCCTGATCCGTCGATGTCCCAGGCGAAAGTATAACCGGCGGCGGGTTCACGAAGGGCCGGTTTCGCGGGGACGTAAAGCAACAGGGCGGCCTTGCCCCAAACGTAAGCCTGAACGGCGGTTGCCGCGCCTTCAAGACTGGTTCTCTGGACAGCGCGCCCGATCAGGAGTTTTTCAACCCCTAACGCCTGGGCGACCTGGGCTTCGGTCAAAATCCCGACGCCCGTGTATTTGAACATATCCAGAAGGATCGGATGCCGGCGAACTTTGTCATAGACCTGTCGGCCAATGACCAGGGTATTCGGGGCGACGCCGGTGTTCTGTTGGATCGTCGCCGAATATTTGTCGATGTCTTCCGGCGGGTTGGAGTTGACGAAATCGTCCCACTGGATGAAGTCCGTGCCGGCGACGGGATTGTTATCCCATATCGCGCCGGCAAAGATAGCGGCCGCGATCTGGATTTCGCGGTTCAAACTGAACTGTTGGGCCAACCATTCCGCGCCGGTCTGTTCAAGCTGGACGGCGGCGTCCTGGTTCTTTTTGTTTTCCCAGGGGATCGCGTAAGCCAGATGATACAGGTCGGCGTAATAGTTGTCGTTGGACAGCTTGATCCGGCCTTCGGGATAGGAATCGCCAGGGGTTCGTTTCTCGACCTGATTGGTCAACCAGGAACCCTTGTCCCACACGAAGTATTTGTCGGATTGCTTATCCACATTGACCAGGGGAAAAACCTGGTCGGCGATGAAGGATTTGTTTTTGTAGGCGACCGCGATCGTTGAAAGCGCGGCGTCGATATGCAGATCGGATGTTACAGGATTTCCCATTGAATTAATTCCCCCTTTTTCGTTAATTTACTGTGATCGATCCAGGCCCCAGGGCCTTATTCTTCGCCGCGATCCTGGGTCGCGAAGTTTACGATTGCGTCGGCCAATTCCGCGTCATTGGAAGCGTGTTCGACGACCTGACCAACGCTGAAGGCGGTTGTATCAGTATCGGGAACGAAGGTTGACGCTTTTCCGCCGGAAGCGATTCTGATCTGGACGCCGGCGGCAATGGCTTCTTCTACTACGACAGGCGTCCGACCAATGACCATGACTTCGGCCATTTCGCCCGCGTTGGGTTTGTTCTGAAGGATCCCGATACAATTATCGGCGTCACCCGTCGGTAATATGACTGTTCGATCGGCGGATAATTTCACGCCGTAATACTGATTCAGACGAAGATCGTTCGTCGAAACAAAACTTTCGGTTAGGACTGGTTTGATATTGTAACCCATTGAATTATTCCCCCTTTATTTTTCGATACTTTTCCCTGGGCGATCCCAGGGCCTATTTATTGCGGGCCAGGTAAAGGCCAGGATTGGCGGCCGACACGGCCTTGATCGCGTCCACATGGGCGACGGTCGGGTTCTCTTTCTGGTATTTGGAAACGGCTTCATCGAAGTCTTTAGCGGCCTTTCCGTCCTTGCTGGAACCGCGCGGGCGGGTCACGCCGGCGGCGATCGCCAGTTCTTCCGCTTTGGTATAAGCGGCCAGGGCCTTGTCGGCGGCCGGTTTTCCGGCGGCTTCTTCGATCGCTGTCAATTCGGCGGCGATCTCGTCCGGCGTCCCTGGGACGGCCTTGAACTCTTTCGCTTTCGCCAGGTATCCGGCGACGCGGGCCGTATGATCGGCGGCTTTCTGATCCGCCTGGAATTTCTCGACCTTTTCCTTCAGGTCTTTGTTTTCCTTCAGGACGGCGGCGAATTGCGGTTTCGATTTCGAGTATTCCGCTTCCGGCATTCCTTCAGGCGGGGCGGCCTTCCCCTTCAGGGCTTCGATCGCCGTCATAATATCAGCTTCGGTCGCCGTATCCGGCAGACCCAGGGCCGCGCATAGTTTCTTAATGTCCATGATTTCGGTTTCCCCCTTTTGTTCATTTTTTTCTTGGGCCTTCACGCGGCCCCCAACGGCTTCGTCGAACAGTCTTCCGATCTGTCCGAATAGCTTCTTAAAAATAGTCGCGCCTTTCGTCTTCGCGATTGCGGTATCCATAACGCCGGTTATCTCTTTGAATTCCGACTTCAGGACATCGACGCCGATCCCTTCCAGTGTGTGATTTGCGGCCTGGAAAGACATAACGGACGCCCCTTCGCGCGCGCCCCCGAACACGGCCGCGCCGGCTAATGTAGCTTTGTCAACGGCGGGTTCTTCCGCCCCTAACAAAGCGACGCCGGTTATCACGGGGCCGTAATCGCCGATCTTTTCTTCGACCTCAACCGATACTGTTGAATACAGGCCGGCTTCGATCAAGTTGGCGATAGGTTCGGGAATGCCTTCGAACGTGGCTTCGATCAGTGATCCAACCCGTTCTAATGTGGCGATCCGGCCCAGGCTGATTTGTCCCTGGCCCTTATCGCCCGTGACGACTTCCTGGGGAACCCCCAGGGCTTCCGCGATCGCCTTGTTGAATGCGTCGGAAGTGTGTCCGCATTTCACGGGGGCGACCTTTGGAACGCCGGCCTGGCGCGCCGCAACCATGCGATCCAGATCGGCTTCAGTCCATTCGCGGGTCGCGCCGGACGAATCCGTCCAGGTTCCCGCCGCGAATACTTTAACCCCCTTGATCGACTTCATCTTGGGGGCCTGGAATATCTTGATCCAACCAAAGCGGGCCATATCGAAGCCCGCCGCAAAGGCGGCCGTTTCCGCCAGTTGGGCGGCCTCTTTTTCCGGCTTGCCGGCCGTCATGGCCGCCGCGTAAGCGTCAATGTATGCCTGGGGAAGATTGTGTTTGCCGGCCCCAGGCCATTCGCCGGTTATCTGATGTTCCAGGAAAGAACAAAACCCTTCCGGCGATGATTTGTCGCCGTTTTTCGATACGCAATCTTCAAAGCTGTCGTATGGCCCGAATGGCATTTCAGTATTCCCCCTTTATCTTTTTATCGAAGCGCGTTCCAATCCGAATATGACAGGGACGCGGCTTTGTTGTGATGAATGTATCCCAGGGCGACGGCCCCGATCGAATCCGCGCCCCCCTAAATATTCAACCAGTCGGCCGATCCGGCCGTCCTGATTTCCATTGCGTTATACTGATCGTTGATTATGAATTGAACCTGTCCATCGATCTCGTCGTTGCCGGCGGCGATCACGATCACGGGGTTCGTCGAAGCGTCCATCTTTTTGATTACATAAGTTTTGTTCGTGTAGGCGTTCGCGGCCGGAAGATAAATCCGAACGGCCCCCTGGGAACAATCGACGGCCAGGATATAGTAAGCGTCGGTTAAAACCAGATCGGCCGTTACTTCAGTGACCAGGCCGGCCAACAGGTCTTCAGTGACGATGTGTTTATGAAGCGTAGTTTCCCCGCCGGAAACGAGTTCGTCCAGTTGAACGCCGGTCGCGACGGAATCGTGTTCGTTGATCCCGTGTGTGTGACGGTGTTCCCTGGGCGGGGCGCGCTTTGGTATTAGACCCCTTGCCGGCATTGATTCGATCCCCCTTTAATCCTCATAAACTCCGCGCCGCCAGGCCCCGTCCCTGAATACTTCCAGGTGACAGCGGCAATTCCCCCGACAGGTCACATGACCGGCCGGAACCGTAGGAAGGGCCGCCCAATGGGGATATTCCTTCGCCAGATCGGGGCAACCATAAAAGCCGCCCTTGTCCGGCGACGCCTGGCAATGGTTCGCCGATGAATCCAGAACCCAACGGATCGGTTCGGGTTGAAGGCCCAGGGCCGCCCGTTCGGTTTCCCGCATGGTTCCCAGGGCCGATTGTGTTCGAAATATTGCGACCCAATATCCGCCGGAATACGTCGCGGCGGCGGATCGCAAGGAACCGATCGACTGATTCAGGGCCTGGGGATTAGCCTGAAGGCCCCGCGCGATCGGGATCAACAATTCTTCGTGGATCTTCGGAACCAGTGAACCCTTGACCAGGGCCGTATTTTCGACGATCTGTTTTTCCGCGACTCTTTGGATCGCCGGCCGGCCGGCCCTTGATCCCGCGCTGATCCGCGTCGCCCCGATGATCCCTTTGTTCGTGACTTCCAGAAGCCTTTCTTCCAGGGCGGGAATCCGATCCCCCAGGACCTTCGAGAGTTCCCCAGGTGTCGCGCCGGCGGCCGCGCGCTTCTTGAGTTCGCGGGATAGGCCGGCGGCCCAGGAATCATAAACGGAAACCAGCTTCCTTTGTTGCCGGTTCGTCATGCGTTCCCATTCCCCAGGGGCGCGTCGCTGTTTCTGGCCCGCTTTGGGCCTGGCGAAATTATGGCCGAATACTATCGGAACCTTTTCGCCCGCAAACCAGGCGTCCAGATGATCGGCGACGAATTCCTGGTTCATTTCCAGGGAAGGACGAATTTCGGAATTAAGATATTTCAATGTCAAATGGGGCTTGTATTCGTGTTCCTTCGAATAGGTGATTCCGGCGATGTCCAGGGCGGTCGCTAGTTTCCCCCGATACTCAATCAGGGAAGGAGATTCGACCAGGGCAACCAAAGGCCGTTCTTCGTTTTCTTCGAATACTTCCGTTCCCCGAAGACTAATATTCAAGTTCGGATATTGGGTCGCGATCGCCGTCGCCAGGCGAATTATTGCCTGGCGTTGTTTTTCAGAAAGGTCGGCGTTTTCGTAAAAGTAAAATAGCGTGATATGAAGTTCTTCGGGATTTTCCCCGCCACTGATCGCGATCACGCGCGCGATTTCCGGCGGTGTCGTTATCGCCAACATGGCCCCGCTATGGTTGGCCGCTAACTCAATGGTCATTTCTTCGCCCCCGCCGGTTGCTTGGCCCTAACATCGAAAATACCAGGGAACGCGGGCGGTTGTTCGGGGTTCCTGGGTTGGCCGCGTTCTTCTTCCGGCAGTTCCGGCGCGTTCGCCAGGCCGCGAATCCAATCTTCGTCCAGATCGGTCGGCGTGTAAACTTTCGCCTGGACGGCCGTGTTCAAAGAGGTCAACAGCGCGGCCAGATCGACTTTCCCAGGGGCCGCCCAGGTGATCTTCGGAAGGCCGGTCATGCCAGGGAAGGCGTTCGGGTTCCAGCGAAACACGAAGGGAACCAGTTGTTGATTCCAGGCGTCAACGATGTATCGCTGGACAGATTCAAGGCCCATTGAGAAGAAATCTTGCGATCCCTTAACCAGGGCCTGGGTTCCGACGTTATCCATTCCGAGTTTCAGGAATTGGGCGAACATCCGGCCCAGGATTTCCTTCTGTTTGCGTTCGATCACGGCGGCGACATCGTATGCCTTTTGACCGCCGGTATATGCGCGAATATCGACGCCTTCGGGTTCGATCAGATACATTTCTTCATCTTTCCGAAGGGCCTTCAAAGTGGTTTTTAAATCTTCGATGTCCTGGGGATCAAGGTTATTGTCGGTTAGCTTCGCGATAGGCATTCCGCCGATGTCGCGTTCGATCCCGATCCCTTCCAGGTCTTCCAGATACTTCGAAAACTTCCAGGGGCGGAAGATCGATCGAAGAAGGCTTTTTCCCTGGGGGTTCCCTTTCCGGCCCCTGTATGAGATATGAACACATTTCGCCAGGGGGATCGGGATAACTTTGAATGTATCGGGATCTTGCTGATTGAAATCGACGGTTTTGTCGCCTTCCAGATCATCGAATCCCCAGGAATAAAGCGTTTCCTGGCCCCTGGGATCAAGGTTCTTCAACCATAGGCGGCCGTCCGATCGTTTTTCTAATGTGATTTCAGCGACCGCGAATCCAAAATCCAGGGCTTCCAGGGCGTCTTCAATGTGTGAATGAAATTCCTGGGCGTCCATCGCGTCCAGGTTGGCCTTCAACCAATCGGCGGCCTGTTCATCGGCCGGCGTTGCTTCGCCCCCTGGAAGAACATCGATGTCGGCCGCCATAAGCGGCAGTTTCACGGCGTCCAGAAGCGTCCCGACGATCACGTCGTCGCGCATTTCCAGATATACCTTCGATTCGTTCGTCCAGGATTTCAGGGCGGTTTGATATTCTTCGGCGACGCGGCCGCCGATAACCTTCAGGCCCTTGACGCCGATCACACGGCCAGGGCCGCGATTCTGATCGGCCCCGCCTGATCCTGGGGCCTGGTTTGCATTATAGAAACGCCGCCCTTTGCGCGGGCGGCGTGATCCGGCGTCGGAATTGCTGGAATTACTTCCAGGGTTGATTTTTTGGTTTGCGACCATAGCGTCGGCCCCCCTCTTTTTCGTTAAACAGAAATCGGATCAGACAGGGAAACGGGCGGGATCGGGGGCGGGGCTTGGACGATCCGCTTTTCCTGGGAAGCGTAAATCTCGTCTTCAACCTTGATTTCGCCGGCCGATTGTAGCTTTGCTAATTCCTCTTGTGATCCGGCCAGGAAGGCGGTTCGATCGGAAGGGCGATAAACGATAAATACCATTTCAGGCCCCCTATTTTTCGATACTTGCAACGCGGAATTAATTGGTTGCTTTTGCATAAAATTATGAACCAGTTTGTAAAGCCCTGTCAAGGTGTGTGTCCGTGTATTGGATTTCCTGAATCTATTTCGGGGGCCTGGGGGCAATTTATGCAAGGCAAGTAATTAAATCATTCGGCCCAGGGGGATCGCCGGCCTTCCCCGATGATCCGGCGGGTCACGGCCGAAAGCGAAGCATGGAAATATCGCAAGCCATGAACCAGAACGTCGGGAATGTCGTCATGTTGGCCGGTCGGGAAGCCGGTCACTTCGGCCATGAATTCAGGTATCCAGGGCGCGCGCGCCGGCAAGAAAACACGGCCGGCTTCCAGAACGCCGGTCACGGAATGGGCGCGGGTCACTTTGTCGTCTTCGGCCTTGATCGCCTTGATCGGAAGGCGGGAATCGCGCTTCAGTTGCTGGATCAGGGAAATCCCCGACGCCTTATCTTCGATCAGGATATGATCAGGGTTCCAACGGGCCGCCTGGTTCTTCGCGGCCGTGACCAGATCAGGATATTCCAGGCGTTTGACGAACAAATCCAGAAGGTAGAAGCCCAGGGGGCCGGTCGCCAGGGTAAGACAGGCCGATCGATCCGCCGCCTGGTTTTCCTTGAAGGCTGTGTCCCATATCTGGATTGTCCTGGGGAACAGCATTTCCCCTTTGTCGTTCTTCGGAACCTGATCCCAATCGAAGTATTTGAACCAGGCTTCCTTGATGATCCCGCCGCCTTCAGGTTGCGGCCGGCCCTGGAACATCGCGGCGAACCAGAAAGGCCCCAGGGTATAACGCAGTTTCGCCAGGGCCGGAAGGTCGAAGCGCGCCGGCCAAAGCGCGTCGCCTTCAGCGCGGCCCAGGATGTCGTTCTTTTCAGCAATCGCGGGAATGTTCACGATCCGCCAGGGGTCTTTCAGCGCGGGATCGTCGGGGTCGCCTTCTTCCGGCGTCGTGAGTTTGCCGGCCAGGTCGGCTTCATGCCAACGGGTCATTATGATGATGATCGAACCGCCTGGTTCCAGGCGCGTCCGAAGCGTGGTCTTATACCAGTTCCAAAGCCTTTCCCTGTATGTTTTGGAAAGGGCTTCCTGGGCGTTCTTGATCGGGTCGTCAACTATGATCAGATCAAAGCCGCGCCCCGTGATCGGGCCGCCAATGCCGGCGACGCTCATTCCGCCGCCGAATCCCTTTAGTTTCCAATGGCCCTTCGCCTTCGTGTCGCGGGCCATTTCAAGCCCCAACTGATCGGCGTGTTCAACGATCGAATCTTTCGTTTTCCCGCCCCATTCCTGGGCGAAACCCATTTCATAGGACGCCAGGCCGACGCGCTTCCAGGGAAACTTCTTCAGGAACCAGACCGGCAACCAGTGACTGAAAAGTTCTGATTTCCCATGCCTGGGCGGCATATTGTAGATTCTGAAGATCGGGCCGGTCGCGCATTCGGCGACATCGTTCGAAAGAAATTCCAAATGCGGCGTCGATTGCCAGGTTCCGGCCGACAGGTTACGGGCCAGGCGCGCGGGCGTCGCTGTCCAATCCCCAGGGCGTCGATCCGCCTGGGCGATCTTCAGGGCGTTCCGAAAGTAAGGAGTGATCAACGGCCGGCCCCCGCCGGCGGGTCACATGGGGCGTCCTTCGGTTTCGTCGTGATCGTGGTCGTCGTGATCGCGGGATCGATTTCCTTCTTCCTGAAGTAGAATTGCCAGGCCAGGGTCAACAGCGTAATGAATACTTGCGTGATTCCGCCGATCCCCATTCCGGCGATGATCCCCGTCACGGCGTCCAGGGCGTCAATATGGGCGATCATTAGCGGGATCAGATAAAAGATCAGGGCGGCCAACCAGGCCGCAAACAGGCCCAACAGGGCCATGAATAAAATCAGGCGATTGTCTGGTTTGAATGAAGTCATTTTCCCCCCTTCGTTAGATCGATTTCGAACAGGCCCAAAGCCCCAGGCCAGGGGATCGGTTTTTCATAGCGGGTTATGTTATCCAGTATAACGCCCCAGGGGCCGACAAACCAGGGGTCGCTTGAATGATCGACACAATCAACGATGTCCGCTTCGCCCAGGATCGCGCCCCGTGTCCTGGGAACCGTGAAATACAGATCACGGCCGGCCTGATCCAAAATCCCCAGGATCAGGTCTTCCGTGAAGCGGCCAGGGATAAAGTAATTCTTCCCCTGGGCCGCGTGAATGTATATCCGGCCCCGATATGAGATCGGGCGCGGGCGGTTATCGATTCGCTTCAGGTTTAGGATCGTTAGATTCGCCCAGGGTTGCCGGAATGATAACGCCTTCATGTTCAACCCCTTCCTTGCCGGCTTCCAGTTCTACCTTCGCCGGCGACCGTTGATAACCGATCAGCGTGATCGTTATAATCCGCCGGCCGGTCGGAACATAGGCCCCCGCCTGGCGTTGTAGCATTGGCGGCGCGCCCATTTCGGCCCCGATCGTGGTCTTTACCTGGACGACCCTGAAGCCCTTCAAGAACCGGCGAAGATCGCCCCAAAACGGACGCTTCCGCAACCAATGGGTTTCTGTTTTCTGATCCATGATTTCCCCCTTTTCTCTTTTACACTTTCCCCAGGGCCGGCCCCTGGATCGCCCCGTTGATCGGGTTCACGGCCAGGCCCCGCTTCTTTCCCTGGGCCATGACCCAGGCCCGCCAGGTGTCGTTATTCCGAAGGGCCTTCGTGTCGATCGGTTCCCCGTCGATCTGATCCAGAACGTCCTTTTCGTTCGTCCGATCATCGATCACGGCCCGAAGGAACATCGGGGCGCGCTTGACCAGGAAAACGCCGGCGACCGGCCCGTCCAATAATTTCAACATGGTTTTATTCTCCTTTGATCCCGATCGATATTTCGATCAGGTCATTGAACTGATCAGGGAAGGCGTCAACCTGTTCGGCCGGCGCGGGAATGATTTCGATCGTCATGGTTGGCCCCCCGATCTTGCCGGCGGCGGCGCGCTTGATCTTGTCGGCCGTCGCCTGGCGGATGAAGTAACGCATTTCCGGCGGCCCCTGGAATTCCCCTTCCAGGATGATCCCGCGTCCTTTCCCCTGGATAAACGGGGCGATCGACGACAGGGATCGGGGCGACCTGGGGGGCGATGATACCTTGAACACTGGCAAGGCCGGCCGTTGGGCCGGACGTTGCGGAACAGGGGCCTTTGTCACGGCGGCCGTTGCCTCAATTTTTGTCCCTGGACAATGCCGGCATATCGAATAAGGCTTTTCGCCTGGGGGCCGGACGATCTTTCGGTTATTCTTTTTGATCTGTTGGCCGCAATTCT